GTCCTGTTGCACCTTGGGGTCCTGGTCTTGAACCAGCGACGGTGACCCATGAGGTACCGTTCCATCTTTTTAGTGACATTTTATGACCCTCCTATCCTAAATTATACCAGAATGGCTATTCAAAGCCCATCCAAGCTAAAGCTTTTAAATCTTCAAACACTGTTGAATTTGAAGAAATAATATTATTTATATTAGATGCGGTTACTATTGCTAGCCACTGTCCTTGGCTTCTTACGTACGCCAGTCCAGTTGAAGCGTCTGAGGCAACAAAACCATTTGGTGCATTTTGTGGAAAGTTTGCAACTGTTGCATAATTTGTAAAAGTTAATTGATCATAATAGCTTGGGCTTTCGTTTTCATTTATATCTACCCATAGCTGTACGTTATTTGGATTAGGAGCCGTTGCTCCAAACTCTACAATTGCACCATCAAATTCATCTGTATCTATCCAAAGCTCTCCTGGGTATGAAGGTGTCCCTGGTTCGTCTGCGCTATAAATTAATTCTTGAATTGGTTCAACATTGTCTACCCAGAATTCATATTGTTCTGGATCTGGAGCAACACCGCCTGTATAAAATTGATTAAAAGGAGTATCAATATCATCAACATCAATCCACAAATCTCCAGTTTGTGTTGCTCCTGCTGGGGGTGCAACTAGTCCAACAAAGAAAACAGATGGAGCTGCGGTGTTGTCTGTAGGTGTAAGAGAAAGTCCTCCTCCACCTCCTCCAACCTGAATATCATCCCAAAGTAAACCAGTCCACACCTTTAGTTTGTCTAAAGGAAGGTTGTAATAAATTTGTCCGTGTACTGGATTTTGTGGAGGGAACTCTAGTCCAACAATTACACCATTGGTAAATGTATTTTTAGATGTCCAGGTGTTTGTTGTTGATAAAGAAAGATCTGTTGATACGTACTCCCAAGTTGAAGATAGGGCATTCCAAACTTTTAATGATCTAGTGCTGCCGCTTCTGTATTCATCAGTATCAAACCAGAAAGCTCCGTCTGCTGGTGATGCTGGAGCAGAAGCAGACATAATGGCTTTTGATGGCGGAATAATAGTTTCTAAAATAAGCTTATTTGTATCATCGTCATATGTTGCTGTAATATTAGGATTTAATCCATGCGTAAATAAAGGAGCAATATAGTCTTGAGCCTGCTCTTGAGTTAACTGAGCGGTTACTGCCAAATTAATCCGATTTGCAACATCGTCATATGTAGCGGTTACATTTGTATGGCCAGCGTGTGCGAATAGGCTAGAAACTGAGTCTTGTGCGGCTTCAGTAAACCCTGGAAGATCTTTAGTGGTTATTTCAAAATTTAATTTTCCTGTTGGATCATCATATGTAATACCTAGTCCTGTAGAGTAAACGTTTCCTGAGACCATTCCTGCAACAACATCTTGAACAACTTCTGTTGTGTTTGCTAGTGCTAGGTAGGTGCTTGCTGCAGTAGTTATATTAAGTTTAGTTGCAAGGGCTGTTGTTATCGTTGTTGCAAAATTTGCATCGTCGCCTATCGCTGCAGCAATTTCATTTAATGTATTTAGCACTCCTGGTGCTGCATCTATAAGGTTAGATATTGCTGTATCTACATAGGATCTGTCAGCTATAACAGATGTATCAACCTGAATAGTAATTACATTTGTTGTATCGTTAAATGTTTTTGAAATACCATTTCCAGCTGTGAGTGCTTGAGCTACTGCAGTTACTACTTCATCGTCATCGTAGGTTGCCGTCAAGCTTAAAATATTTGTAGTGTCATTATAAGACACAGTAATTCCAGTGTGAGTACCGCCCAATATTGAGGCAGCTGCTAGGTCTTTAATTTCGTTTGGGTCTTGAAAATTTATTTCTAGCTGTCTAACCTTATAGTCAAGAGAAGATGGGTCGGTTGAGTTATCAACACCAACTTTATTCTCAAGAGCTTCTATGGCATCGTTTGCATTTGCATGTTGGGAGGCGTGAGATACTAGAGACGTTGAGTCTGTAGGTTGTGGATTAATTAGTTGGTCTTTTGATGCTGGAAATGTAGTTGCCATTAGTGTTCACCTCTTACACAATTATACATCATAAGCATCTAAAGGTATGGGCTATAAAAACCTTGATCTTCCCTGAAGTTTGCCTGAAGGATTGATATGGTCTTTATGGGTTCTGTCATTGTATGAAAACATCGTTACCGCAGAATACTTTGTCCCCGATTTTACTGGCAAAGCTGCATGGGAATAAAGAAAGTTAGACGGGAATAGAACAATGTCTCCGTACTCTGGCTTGTATGTGTATTCAAAATGAGGGAACATTAGTTCTCCACCCTCATAGTCATCATTCAAGTACATTACTGTAGAAACGTCACAATGATAGGTTGGGCCACTATCTGGATGAACTTGAAAATGCTGGCCTGGCCCGTATTTTACAAAGTTAATAGCTTCCATGTAGCCTAGGGGATTCATTCTAAAAGTCTCAACGTAATGATCTAGACATTCGTTTAATTTTTCTGTTATTTGATCATGAATAGCAGCTACTTCATCTGCTTTTGGATCACCAGCTTTTAGCGCATCTCTTCTTACTTTAAAGTCAACACAATCCCTATAGTCTTTTATTTTTTGGAAGTCTCCTACAAGCGCTTCTGACCATTTAAAGAATACGCTTTTACCATCGCCCAGAGCGTTTTCTATTTTTTGTGGGATTCCCATAGATTCTGGTAAAGCATTTCTATATATATAAATACCTTTTGCTGGGTTTTCGATTATCATCTTTATCCTTTTATAGTATTGGTATCCACGTATGCGGGTACTGTTTTTCTATCATCGATAGTGGGGCTATGTTAAAAAGTATTCCTTTTATTTGACTAGAGTACTTTATCTTATTGCCTGCTTCTGATATTATTATATCACCTGGGGAAATCTTTTTCAATACCCCCGATATCTCTATTTCTTTTAATTCTGTATCAAGTGACATTATTCCAAAAAGTGCTGGTTTAGACATCCCGCCTGTATCATACCAACAAGAAGTATCTATCCCCTCTATCAGGCTTGAAGATAAAAAATACTTATTTTTATCAAAATCAAGATCATGCTCTTTGCATGCTATTTTAATTAAAGACACTAGATATATAAGAAGGCCATGTATTTTTTCATCATAAATAAAAAAAACATTTTTATTATTATCAGAGTATATGGGAACTTCTATTTTTGTTTCTTCTGGGAACCTGTAGACAATATTTTTTTTATTAAATTCTTTATTTATTTTTTCATAAATCCCTTTGTGATCAAAATTTCCTAAAGTAATTTTAATCTCTCTATTAAGCCTATACAAAACATTTTGATTTTTATTTTGCTTAATCATACTACAGAAACTCTTTTTCTTAGAACCCTCTGAGCCTCTCTTGGAATCTTTAGCCATGGGTGGTCTGGATCTACCCAGTGAAGTAGCATGATTCCAACCTTGTTAAACTCTGGATCTGGGAAAGGGCCCTTCCAATGCTTTTGATCATTTGCTAAAAATAATACTGCTTCATTTTCATCAAAGCTGTATTCATTTCCTTCTATAAATAGCCCCCATGGAGTTTTTTGATATAGACCTAGATCTACTGTGTATGTACATGGGCCAATATCTAGGTGTTCATCTAGCTGCGCCGCTCCGCTAGAATATTCTGAAAAAACTGCATACGTTGGAAGAATGTCTGGCTTACCAAAATGATGTCTTGCAAAGTCTGTAAGCTTATTTAAACATTCAAGAATTACGGAGTCGTCAAAAGAGTCCATTCTTTTGCTTCCATAATAGTCGTAAGGTATGCTTCTTAATTGTGGATGATTTTCAAAATAATTCTTAATGTATTCAAAAAATGGTTCTTCAAATACATTAGATACTACTTTAGGATCAAACTTTTTCATTATAGGCTATTGCTAGGATAAAATCGTTGTCTTCGGAATTTGTTACAACGTATTTATATTCGGGCGATGATGAAAGAATTATACAAGACCCCTCTTCTGGATGAATTGTAGTTTCTTTATCTTTAAAGCTAATAGATCCAGACATGTTAGTGTTTTTTAATACATATATTACACTTACAGTGTCTTTTGTAAACTCATTAGTAAAGCTTTGTAAATATTCAGCATCCTTGCCTATTTTTATAAAATCATTTTCGTGTAGCCATTTATAATTAATATTTTTTTCTTTTGCAAACTCCATTAAATTTGTTACGTTTGAAGACTGTAAATGTCTATTTAGCACAGCAAAGTTATTAATGTCCAGTGACGTTTTTATGCCTTCCATATACGAGCCAATTCTTTCTTCCCATACAACCTCATTTGGATTATTTAAAATTGCAAGCAGATCTTCTCTTTCATTAAATTGGCTTGAATAAATACAAGCGTCAAAAATTCTATTTAATAAATTACTCATTTACTCCTCCTATTCTTTGATTATACCAAATATGCGGATAAACTGCATCTCTTTCTGGCTCAGTATTATATACTGAAACAGCAGATTCTGGTACGTTTGCTTCTATTCTTTCATTTAAAATATTTTTTGTTTTTATATAAGCTTTTTCTATAAATGGGGCTCTATCTTTACTTCCGTCAACTATAAATCCTTTTAAATAAGAGTAAAAAATTCTTCTTAGTAGCAGTGCTGATATACCAACAAAGCCGTTCCGTCTTAATTTTGGTGAAACGTAGACTTTTTCTGCCAAGCCGTCTAAATAAAAAGTATTATACATATCTGGATAAGAGTTTAAAATAAAATCAGAAACTATTACCGTCCCAGAAGGGTGTTGGTCGTTAAAATAAAATGTAGAAAGATAACTTATTTTCCCATTATTAATTGGTGTTATATGAGCCCAGGCTCCGTTAAACTCGTCGGGGAATTTTGAAAAAATTGGGATAGATTTATTATCTACAGAGTCAAAGCCAATAACATTAAATTGCTGTTGAGTCATGGGTTAATATCTTTTCTGTAAAGAACATATCGTATGGCTCACAGTTAATGGAAACAACCTCATGAACAATTGGAACAGATTCTAGGGTTGTTATTTCTTCCCACGTCTGATCAGCATAAGAGTATACAAGGTCTGTATTTAAAACATCTACTGAAGATACAAACTTTGCAACACCGTCTCTTTTAATTAGAATATAGTGGTAGTTTGAAAAAATATCACTGTTAATAACTACTGCGCCATCTGACATTTTTTTATTTATAGAAACGATTGTAGTCTCTGTAATATTTATATTTGGATTTGTATCTGACCATGCGAGTGCAATCTGAGTTGAGTTTTCCTGTGGAGAATTTATAAAACCTTCTATATCTGCTGATAATAGAATGTCTCCTACTTGTAAATCGTCTGCTTTAACAAGGCCATTTGGAGTTCTTACTAATGTTGAAACACCAACACTTTTAAAAGAAGGAGGTCCAAAAAATAATGGAGTAGACCAAAAGATAGGTGGTGCTGGAGTAAATTGTGGACCTGGATTAAATATTGGATTTGGATTAAATATTGGACCTGGATTAAACACTGGACCTGGATTAAATCCTGGATTTGGATTATATGAAATACTAAACTCTGGAATAAGTGGAACTCTTCCGTTATAGATCTGAATAGTTCTGCTTCCTGATCCGCTTAAAGAAAATGTTATTTGGTTTGAACTTGGGGTCCAGCTTCCAATGTTGCTTCCGTTTACAGCAATGTTTGTAGGAAAAGTATTAAATGTTCCATTGATTGTTACTGTAGATCCATTCCAACTTGAGCTAGATACAGATGAATTCTGTGGTGGGCTAGGAACAAAAGAAGGACCAAATGAAGGTGGGGCAACATAATTATAATAATTAAAATCAATTGATGTACCAATTGGCACAATAGTATCTGCTGGAGTTCCTTGAGACAATACAGTTAAATTTAATGCAGATGTTGATGTAGCAGTTGATGTTTGATTATAATTTAAACCTTTTGCAGCAAGTGCAGATTCAGCTTGAGCCTTACTTAAATTAACTAGTGACGGAACGCTAACTTTTCTTCTGCCAAATCGGCCAAAAAATCTTCTAAGCATTTTTTATTATACTGCTAGGTCACCCAATACGACCCAGCTGTTACTACCTCTCTTTAATACCGATGCGCTTGACCACTGTGTTCTAAGCTTGAGACCTGGTGTAGAATTTGGTGTAAATCCTGTTCCAGCTATAGTAACCTGTGAGGTTCCTGTTTGTAAAATTTCTATTGATGTGCCTATTGGAAAATTATACACTGCGTCAGAAGGTATTGTCAAGGTTCCGCCGCCTGACATTTCTACAAGCTTACCTGTGTCTGTAGATTGCAAGGTATAATTTCCACTTTGTGAATTAAATTCAATAATTTCATTTATTTTAGTATCTAAAGCTGTTTGAGTTAAAGTTGAGATTGGCTTATTTGCATCTGAAGTATTATCGACATTTCCAAGACCAACGTGGGCTTTTGTAACACCACCTACAGTTCCTGTAAAAGTTGGTGATGCTATAGGGGCATATGTTGTTGCTGCTAGGGAAGAGTCTAGCTTGTTTCCTATTGTTGTTGTTATGCTTGTAGCAAAATTAGGATCGTCTGCAAATGCTGCTGCAATCTCATTTAATGTATCTAGGGTTCCAGGGGCTGAATCTACAAGATTAGATATTGCAGTTGAAATTGCTGTATTTCTATTTGTTACTTCTGTAGAAATTGCTGAAGACAGCTCTGTGTCTCTTGTAATTGTGGCTGGAATTTCAGAATCTGGGATTTTGCCATTTTCATCAAGAGTGGCAACTCCGTCTGCGTTTCCATATTGACTTAGTGGAATGTATGTCTGTGCAGCAGTTCCGCTTAAAGAAGAAACAGCTGTATCTACATATGTTTTATTTGCAATAGTGCTATCTACAGATAATGTTAGCTTTCCAGCAACTGAGTCAAAAGATTTATCTAAGCCAGTTCCGTCCAATACTGTATCGGCAATATTTGCTTGAGTTAAACTTAAGAGTTCTGAAGGGGCTATACTAAAAAATGGAAGAGCTCCCCACAAAGAAGATCCATTTCCAACTTTTATTTTACCTAGAGTTGTATCTAATGCAATTTCTCCAGCTGCAAGAACATTTGTAGATGCATTCCATTGAGCTGTAGTACCTCTTCTAATTCTTATACTAACTGCCATTATGGTGCTCCTCCGTCGACTATGTTAAGCTCTGTTTGACCACTTAGCTGTGGTGTTCCGCCATCTACAAAAGTTGCGGCAGTTGTAACTGCTTGAACCGAATAAATTTCTCCATCATATGTGTGCTCATGAATAAGCAAGCCAGTTTCTGTGCTTCCACCGATTGGCTTCCACTCTGTTCCTGTGTATACACGAAGTTCCTGAGCAGAACTGTTAAAATAAATATCTCCAGCTCTTGCTACTGACGGGTCAGAAGATAATTCTGTTGTATTTAATGGAACTAATCTTTTAACTGACATTCAGTGTCTCCTTAACCAGTAATTACGACTCTGTATGCTCCACTTGCAGGGGCTGATGCAAATTTTAATGTAACTGTATTTGATGATGTACGCTCAACATCTGTTTCAACAAGAGCCTTAGATCCTGATGTTTCAAAAACTTGAACAGTAACGTCATCTGATCCCAAATTATGTGTAACAACTAAAGCTGTTAATGTATCTGGATTTGCAAGATCTACTGCATACTTGCGAGCAATTGCATGGTAGTTTGTACCATTATTTGTGAGTGTCCAGTTGTCGCTTGTTTCATTCCACAGAATTTCAACATCTGCACCATCTCCACGCTCTACACGAATTCCAGCATCTGCTAAAGGAATTCCAATAAAGTCGGTATTTAAATTAATCTTATTATCAACAATATTTACTTGAGTAGTATTTACTGAGTTAATTGTTCCTGTTACGTTTAGGTCTCCGCCAACATTTAAATCATTAGTAATTGTTACATTATCTGGAAGACCGATTGTTACTGTTGTGCCTTCACCTGATGTAGGGCTTACTGTTACTTCATTAGCTGTTCCCTGAATGTTTGCTACATAGTCGCCTGTTGTATCTGAACCTAAAGCTACAGAGTTTGGTGCAACTGTAGTTGTGATTGTTACATCACCAAGATTTGTTATTGTTCCTGTACCAGTTACATCTCCTGAAAGAGTAATTGTAGGATCTGCTACGTTAAAGTCTAATTTTCCATTTACATCGTCATATGTTACTGAAATTCCAGACTCTGTATTAGAGTCAACCATTCCTCCGACAATGTCTTGTACACGCTCAGCGTTTAATGTTACTGCGCCTGACGCTACCGTAAAGTCTGTTGAATCAAAACTTGCAACACCCTTATTTGTTGAGGTTGCGTCTTCTGCTGATACCGTAATTGTGTTATTTGTTACAGCTACGTCAATTCCTTCTCCGCCTGCAACTGTTAATGTATCAGTTAAAAGATTAACTGTATCTGTTCCAGTGTCTCCAGCTATCGAAAGGTTTGTTGCTACGTTTGCTGTTCCTGCTGCAGTTAAGCGTCCTTGTGCATCTACTGTAAATGTAGGAATTGCTGTTGCTGATCCGTATGATCCAGGTGTTACAGCTGTATCATTAAGCTTTAATGTTGTTGTGCCCGCTGTGTCGTCATATGTTGCTGTTAACGCTGTTCCAGCTACTACCGAAGAGCCAATTACATCTTGAATAACCTCTGTGGATCCAGACATCGGCATCCATGGGCCATTTGGTGATGTGAGTCCATTGTAATAATACATTGTATTATTAGATGTGTCATAGTAAATCTGTCCAGATACTGGGTTGGATGGAGCAGCACCTAAGTTTTGGATTCTAGCATTTAGTAACTCATTTTTATTGAGATCTAAACTAACTAAGAATTTTTTTGCCATTTTCTTTCTCCTTTACGACAGATGCGCTGTCCCTGAAAATGGTTGGGCCATCGTCAGTGTTAATCTATTAAGACTATTATAATCTATTCCTGTTTCCAATACGTCGCCTGCGCTAGATATTACGGTTACATTGGGACCAAATCCTAAATTATGATTTATTACCACAGAATATACCCCATCTACTGGGCCTTGAACCTGAGACATTTCCCAGGAGTAAACAAAAGCGATATCGTCTTTGGTAGCAAGATCAATCTTGTTGGCCCCGCTCCAAGTGGTGATTGATAGCTTTGGTCCGTAAAATTCATTTGTTGTTGTATTGAAGTAAAAGTCTCCTTCAATTCCAACGCTGTCTAGTGGGGCAGATGGTCCACTAAGTATAGATTTTCCTCTAGGTCCTTGAGGGCCTGGAGATGAAAGAACAACCTTGTTTATCTGTTCCGTAATCTTTACAATATTTTCTGCCATTAGATGGTTACCGATCTACTTAGAGTTAAAAAGCCCTCAACAAGTTTTGTTTTTGTATTATTGCTATCTGTAATCATTATGTCGTAGGAAGATTTTGGGTGAAATAGTTTGCTTGTTTGAGCAGGTGTCATTGTGCATGTAACTCTGCCAAGTGGTCCGTTAATTGTAATTCCGCCAGCTGGTGAAGTCAAAGTAAATGATAATTTAGATCCGCCCTTTGTATCTCTAACCTGCATTTTTGCGGTAGCTCCAGAAAGGTTTATGGGCAAGTCATTGTTATCGGTATAGTCAATAACAAATGAAAAAGTAGTATTTTGATCAACTTCAAAGTTTTTTTGCGCTGCCACGGTTACCCCTAATTAGAAAAGCCCTTATGGATATTTTACCATAAGGGCACTCCTAATCTATATTAAATTTTTACTTCTTTGTAAACCCAAATGAGCTTTCGTTTGGATTAAGTGCCTTCAAAATAACTGGCAGACATGCTGCGATTCCGCCCTTGAGTAAGTCTCCTGGGTCAGTGTTACCAGTCATGTAAAGAGCAATGGCTGCACCCAAAAAGTGACGACCATAGCTTGCCAACGCTGCTAGAATTTTCTCTTGCATAGTTACCTTTCCATCATTGTTTAGATCTTGTTTCATTAGATCCTCCTATTTCTGGGCGTTGTGCCCAGGAATTTGGGTTTTACCCCAATTACATTGTACTACTTTTAACTAGAAATGTCTACTAGCTCGCAATTTCCATCTGAGCTACATGCTAGTGTGGCATTTGTAGAAGTTCCGTCTTCTGTTTCATAAAAAGATAAATCTTCCCAACGAATATCTTTAGGCATTCTTTCAACAAGCGCATCATATTCTGTTTTATCTACTTCTTGGTATGGCGCCTGCTTGTATGAATGATCTGAATGCGGTAGAAATGAAATTCCAGATACTTCATCAAAATTCTTATAAACCCATGCCCCAACTTCCATCCACTCATCTTCTTTTACAGATACTGTAATTGATGGCTTATGCTCACACCATGCACGTTGGTAAACCAACCAAATGTTAAGGTGCTCAATAGCTGTTAGATCATTTCTGACAATTGCACCCTCTGGTGCCTTTACTGGAAATGAAAATACGTATGTATCGTTTGGCTTCATTACATCATCTTCTACTGGAATCCCCACCTCTTTAAGGAAGGTAGAAATTGGATCTCCCTTTGAACCACGAACAGTTCTAATATAGTATGGAGAATGCCAAGCATGCATTCCTGAAGATACCCCGACCAATTGAGATACTGTTCCAGAAGGCTTTACACAAGTAATAGCGGCAGACTCAGGAATCCCAATTTTCCCAGCCTCTTCTTTATTCTTTGCTCTTGCCGCTTCTCTAAGGGTCATCAAGAATGACTCTAGTGCAACCAAATCTTGTTTGCCTGACATAAACTTATGCCCAAACTGTCCAGTCAAAGAAACTCCTAGTAAGCGTTCCTCTTCTGTGTTATCTTTCCAAATCTTACGTAGATACTTAAAGTCTGTAAGAGTAGACTGCCAGGTTCCAAGAATAGTTGCTAGTTCTACTTTACGTTCAATATCTTTCTTTGTATCATTTTCACGTAGTACGACTTCTGAAAGATTACAAAACTGGTAAGGACGTAGAATAATCTCTGAACACGGGTTAGTTCCATAGTGTATATCTGGATCTCTTCTTCCATACTTGGCTGCTTGGGCTTGAGCTGCGGCCACATTGTATATGCCTCGTTCTCCTGATTTTGAATCATATAGCGATTTCCATTCTGCAATAAACTGCTCCATCTCTGGCTTGCGTGAATACGCAACAGAGTTATTAGACAAGGCACGTTGTGGGCTTGCTTCCCACCAGTTACCTGACTTTGCCTGCGCCATTTCAATATCATTAATATTAGAAAGAGAAATCATTGCTGAGCGACGGACTCCTCCTACAACAACTACTTCACCAATCTTGCACATAATGTCGTGGCATTCGATTGGCTTTAGGTTTCTTCCTGTAGCATTCTTAAACTTTGCAATTGTAAAATCAAACAAGTTAATAAGTGGCTGTGGGCCTGAAGATCTTCCACCCATTGTCTTAAGTCTTGCTCCTGCTGGTCTTACCTTAGAAACATCAATTGCTGGAATCTGTCCAGACCAAAGTAGTGCTAGCAGCTCACGGTATGCTTTAGCCCAGCCCTGCTTTGAGTCTTCTACTGTAATAACTGTAGTTGATTTCTCTAAAGTTTCTGGGACGGCAGGAAGTTTATTGATGTACTTATACTCAACAGAGAATCCTACACCTGTACCGCACATAAGGATATACATAGTCTCATCAAATGAACGTGGGGAATCAACTGGTAAGAAAGCACAGTTATATCCAGCTACATTATCTCTTTCCAATGCGGCTCCTGAAGTCATAACAGAACGCATTGATGGCATTACATTTCTTTCAAAAACAAACTCTTTTAATTCCGCAACAAGCTTCTCATTTGGAATATAATTATGATTTTTTTCTAGATGGCCGAGCATAAAGTTAAAATATCTATCTACTGTTTCACCCCAAGTCTCACGGCGATTATCTTCTGATATCCATCTTGCATATCTTGATAACGCAATAAAATTTTCGTATGGGTTTGCAATAGTTTTAGACATTTATAGTACCTGTTTCTCCGCCTAGCGGTTAATTTAAATTTAGTGTGAAGATCCTATTCTACCAAACAACTATTCATATGGGAAGCAAAAATATATTTTTTTATGCTTAAATTTAAAATATTATTACTAAACTAGACATTTATACTTTACATTTATTCTAGTTGACTGGCTTGACAGGGTTATGCAATTAATGTTATGCTTAGAGTTCGTTATCTCTAAAGGAGGAAATGCCAATGGAGAAAGTAAAACAACGCTTGAGCGAAGTTGCCAATAGTTGGTCGTACATAGTAGTAATAGTATTATTTCTATTTACGGTTCAGCCAGGACCAACAGCAACTCAAGCATTGCAGGTAGAAACACCTGTGAAATCAACAGTACAACTAAAGAAAGAAACCTTAGAGAAGTACAGCACTACTGTATACAAGCCTTCTGAGACGCTAACAGACGAAGAACTAAAAGAACTTCTATCAGCTGTTGGTTTTGAAGGAAAAGCCCTTAAAACGGCTTGGGCTATTGTTAAGGCAGAGTCTAACGCAAGACCTATGGCTTACAATGGTAACAGGAAAACTGGAGACAGTTCCTACGGAATTTTTCAGATTAATATGTTGGGTGAACTCGGCATTGATCGTAAAGAAAAATTTGATCTAAAGTCAAACATTTTATTGTTTGACCCAGTAATAAACGCAGAGATAACGTATTACATGACTAAAGGCGGCACAGATTGGTCATCATGGTCTTCCCTAAATGGGACAAGACACAAGGAGTTCCTAGCGGAATTCAAACATTAGAAAGGAAGGTACATGAAGATACAATATGTGTCTAAGTACCTTTCTCTTTCAAGAGAGGGCCTTGTTCCAGAGCTTTTATGCCCAATGGATCAAGGCTCTCTCTATCCCAATCAAGATGTTGAAGAAAACATATTTTTATATTGCTTAACTTGCTCATACAAGAAAACAGTCGGAATTGTCGACTATAAAAATCTTGTAGATTTAGTAGAAAGAATTATTAATGGACAACAAAAAAAGTGAGTCGGCGGAAGAAGAGCTTCAATACGAGTCTTCTGGATTTAACACATACGAATGGAAGATGCCTGTAATTTTCCCTAATACAGATGGAGGAATAGACAAATAATGGATGAATCAAAGCTACCTGATGGAGCAATAATTAGAGACGCTGGAACTATTGAAGATAATTTGCCTATGGTTAATTATATTATGCTCCACCGTATATACGACATGATGACGCTTATTGCAAATCATTTTGATACTGAAAAGGCAACAAGAATGATCGAGTACCACCAAGAGGGATACCTGCTTGGACCTGAACCAGCATTTACTCCAGGGGAAAAGGCATAATGTCTTACAGTCAAGAACAAATGGATTTTGCCCATAAGGTTGTTTTTCGACTTATGGAAATATTAAAAGTTTGTCCTAATGTAGACGACAAATATAAATGCCACACAGCTCATCAAAAAGCTCATACTAGATGCGTAGACCTGATGGTTCTTTTGGCAGAAATAACCAACCTGCCTGAGTACCTAACCTATCTAGGCAATAATCCTGAAACTAATAAGGATCCCTATGGCTGGATTACTGAATATCCTGTTGCTGAAAAAATTGTTGAAAAAACAGTTGACTTAGAAAATAACGTGTAATACAATTAAGATGTGTAGGTGACGGCAGTAATGCTTCCCTATATAATGTATAGCAATATACTAGAAAAGCCCATTCGGATCCGCCTCTGAATGGGATTTTTTCTTTTTATTTCTTTTTATCTCGTTCTCTTTGTAATAGCCTATACAAGCCATTTGGAACAAACTTTGACGCTATATTCATTTCGTTTTTCTGAAAACGTTTTCTGTCTATGTCAGTCAATTCTCTAATCTCAAGTCCTAGCTTTGACTTTCTTTCAAAAGGAATATAATGGACAAAAGGGTCTCCTCGACTAATTGTAATTTTATCTGTGCCACCATGATACAAAACTTGTTGATTAATTTCATGATGGATATCAGTATCAATAATGCCAGGAAGAACTGAAAAGTTTTTATTATAATGATAAAACATTGGAAGCTGTAAAACAGACCAGCCTTTAGGAGTAATTATTCTCCAAGGGCATTCGGCTTTAAAAACAAACTTTGCCTTGTCTCCATGCAGGGATGCATCTGCCCATTTTAAAAACTGATTGTTAGTGTGAATACTCCAAGAAAATGCATCGTTAGAGGTCTTCCAAAAAAATTCCTGTGTTTCGTCATTAAAGGCAAGTTCTGTATCGCACCACATTGGAAGAACATAGCCTTGAGAAAAGAAGTCTGGGAAGGCAGGACAAATTTTTACAGTAGATGCGGAAGGAAAGCTAATAGTACCAACTTGAGCAGATCCTGGGCCATACGGCATGTCATTTAAGCCCAACATACTTGGAGTATCTTTAAACCATTGCGGCACAAACTGCTTTGAAGGCTTTGGCTTACATTGCTGTATCTCTTGCAGCCCTGGCATCATAGATATAAATTCAATATTACTCATTACAACAGTATAGCAAATTTATTTAGACCTGTATAGTGCAAAAAGTGCGAAAAAAGTGCGCCGTCGAAAGAAGAGCCATATCTCATGTGCAGTAATTTGTAGAATATGTCATATAAGGCCTCTACGGGGCCTCTAAGCCCTTAACGGGTCATATTTGGTATCTCCGATACAAAGACCCCAGAAAGGGCGGGAGAAAAAAGATGAGCTATTTAATCTGTATTACAATACCCAGTACATAGGTAGTTATTAGGACCAATGGAAGTAATATAAGTAATTTATATCTCTTCATGATCTATATCTTCATTTAGGTCAAAATCAAAGATTTCTTGCTGTCCCGCCCAATTTAAAAATTTAGACATAGCAAGACCTGAGAAGACTGCTGTCGCAGTTAACGCAATTAAAGCATAGATCTTTTTCATTTTATATCATCCCAAAATGCTATTAATAGAACCAATATAGGTCCAAATATTACTGTTGCTTGTATCAAGCTCACTTGCAATTACAATTTTTCTTTTTCATCTTCCACCACATCCAAATATGGTGAATGGCCATG